CCCCTATAACGCGCGGCAAACACTTGGGCTATAATTTTCATAATCCTAGCATTAAGTGTTCCATCCCATTTCTTAAAGTCAGCATCACACAATACTTTAGCCTTCTTAAGTTTCCTCGCAAGGATATCAAAATCTTTATAGGGATTAAAACCGACACAAATTCCTGTGGTATGTATATTATCCTTATAATACTTAATGAGGTTACCAAATAGCTTCTTGGTCCACATAATATGTACTAAAGGTATAACCCTAAACGTGCGAGGATTATCCCTTTTCTCTGATGCCCTAAGCTCGTCTTTAAATGTTTCTACGCATAGTGTATCTAACATTATGTCCTCTTCACTATCCGACTTGTCCTTAAAAACATTTAGCTTACTCATTAACTCGGGAGAAATAACCCTATTCTGATAATCTATATAGTCCAATTTGGATGCCTTCATACCATAACCATTGGATGACTTTTTGTTTAAAGGGGGAATCTCTTCATCACCAAATGCCACTTGATCCCAAGAAATTTCTTGAAACTCAGGTATTATCTTCATCATATATGTATGCAACATATCATGCTCAGAATCACTTATAATACCCTGATGACTAAAAGTCTTCATAGCCAGCTCTTTCAGCTTTGCAATCGGTTTATCTATTATTGGAGGACCCTTAATGTCCACTCTTAACTCTCAACAATCTGCGCCATGTCCTCACAATAATCTATATGTAATGGGGAAGGAACAAAGTTAGTCTTGGCAATAGGATACTTCTTATCTACCTGGCCTTCGTCGTATCTTAATCTAGCTCCAGAGAACCCTGGAATAATCTTACTATCTAACGCCAAATTACATTCATTTCCCCGTAACATTAAGCTTGATATCTCCTCTTTTATATAGTAAGGAGGCACTACAGTAAAACCCTCTGTGCCATTACCAGCAACGTGCATAGACAATATATTACCCTGCACATCGGTCAATACCATACCACAAAATCCATTTGAAGACAAAGGAGTCAAATAACCGGATTGCCTATTATGGGTAACCGGACCATTTTTGGAGTACGATATTGCGAATTCATTCTCTCTTACGTTAAAACCTCGAACAAGCTTACATATCTCTCCCGGAAAAATAGCATACACAGTAGGATCATGGGTGTTAGACTCAGTAAATAACGTCCTGCATTTCTTATAAAGTAACGGAAAATCGATAAAAGCATAAACGGCTAAATCAACGGTATTAAAAGACTTCACCAACTTGATTTGAACTTGCTCTGCTTCTTTATGCTTGTGATCATAATGATCCCAAGAACTATAAATATCCACAAAAGCGCCATCCCAAGCATAATGATTAGGAATCAACAAATTATTTCCGCTGACAACGCAATGTCCTATCGAACCAGTTCCACTATTGACAACCAATTTTACGTATTTTTGTACATTAAGTACATTTTCAGGTACTGATTTAGTGAGCTCCCTATGTTTCTCTTCGACCTCCGCTTTAAATTTAGAAACTATATTCCTCCATTTATCTGTGGTTTCAGCTCCTACATTAACGTGAGTATCAGATAACAGGGTATAAATAAAATAATGTCCCAATGTTACAATACCAGCTGCTGCTACTGCTATACAAATGGCTTTAGATGAATCCTCCATAGCAGAAATATTATTAAACACTTTCATGACTTCTTGCCAAGCCCTGCTGACCAAATCGTTAACACTTCCTACTATGTACTCCATCCATCCGGCAGTATAAATAGGACCATTCACCACATCGGTCGGAAAGTCATCTCTCCAAATTTCATCCCTAGCATTATCCATCACGTCTACGCGTATCGTAGTTTCGCGCGGATAATCCTGAGCGTCAAAAAATGCGGTATGGTCAACGACATTATCTTTAACCCTAATTGAAGCTGTTGAAATGATATCGTCTATGTCCTCATCACTCATTTCACACACGTTATCATTAATAGTTCTTAAATGTTCCAGGGTCTTAATAGTATTAAAA